TGCCCGAGTCACATTAGGTGACCTAAATCAAATTCGCTTCAAAACTGAATTTGAAAATCCCGTCAAGGAATTCGTCTTGGTTGTGCAAAATGACTCTGGAACCAGAGGTGTTTTCGACTATAGTTCAGCCGCAAGTGCAATTTATGTGAGTTATTCCAACGATCAGGTGACCCGATGGCGACTATTCTTCAACGGTCAAGTCTATTTTGACATAGATCAAATGACAATGAGAGCCATTCAACCCTATAATTATTACAGTCAGACGCCAAGTTATAAGACGAACGTATTTCATGTAGGCGAAGGAACCGTCAATATGAGCCGAATATCCAGTCAGATTTTCGAACTAACTCTTGTTGATAATAGCATATCGCGTAAAGCAAGACTCTACGCGGTAAACTATAACATTTTCCGCTGCCAAGGCGGACTCGGTGGAACTATTTTCGTCTAATCAAGTTTAATCTCGCGACGTTTCTTGTCAGACGTTCGCATCTTGAAGAACAGACGAAGCACACCATCCACGTAACTCGCCTTGTAACCCTCATCCGATACATCCACGTAACTGGGCAAATCGAATGAGGCACTTCGGTTCTCGCCGTAGCCGATGGTCACCTCGTGGTCGTCCGAAGAAAGCATGATGTGAATGTTGTCCTTGCCCACTCCAGGGAGGTGCATCTCAATCTCAAAACCTTCATCCGTGGTGTGGGTACGCTTGTATAGATATCTGTCAGCCATTTTAGTATTAAACTGCTTCTCCATGTTGGGAAGCTCATTCAGAACCTTGGACGTCGTGTCCAGAAGGTCATAAAGATCGCCATGCCGAAGAAAAGGTAAAAAAGCCATTGTACTTTATCTTGGAATCTTTTCTTTAATTATTTTCCACTCCTCCCAGTTCGGAGATCTCGTGTCCGCCACACAGACCTCAGCGATCAAGCGCATCGGCGTGGGATACACCGAATACACTTTGGTGTATGGGAAGAATGAATACAAGTGACTCAGGTGAGGCGTGTGCTTAATAGGAAGATCCTCAACTTCACATTCCCAGCCAAGTGAATGCAGTGGATCAATCTCATACTGCTTTCCGATCTTTCCGTATGGACTGAAATTTACGACATTGTAAAGTTTTCCAAGGTTGTCTGGGTCAGGAACGGTAGCGTGATTGGTTGAGATTGTGATGTGTGGGATGTGTCTGAACTTGTAGACCTTTGTCAGAAGACGGTGATTCAGTGGCACCAGCCAAACAGAATAACCATACATTACTATATATGCAGGATCTTTCTTTAAGCCAGAAGGCGGGAGTTGCCATCGCAGTTGCTCCGACAGTTCTGATGTTTGGTCCAATTCCAATCTTTCTGGCTTCGGGGGATTACTGGATGCGTCAAATAGTTAAACATAAACTCCAAGATAACAGTGTGAAGTTCAAGCCTAGGTAGCCTCTTATGGAGTGGATTGCCTGGGTGATTTCACATTGTTCTCCGGTAGCTCATTAGGTAGAGCGCAAGACTGTTAATCTTGAGGTGATGGGATCGAAACCCATCCGGAGAGTTTTTGTTGATCTGTAAAAATTACTTGTCAACAAAGTACCTGCGGGCCAGATAGAAACCGACCGCAACGATGAGACCGCTGACAGCCAGTCCGGCCATGCTGCGAGATCCATCCTTGGACATAAAGTTGGGAATGTAGATAGCCAACTTTGCCTGGACATCGGGATAGAAGACCAGAGCAACCAGTGCTGCAACGATAAGCGCCTCATACTGCTCCTTGGTCAAACCGAGAGGATATTTCTTCTCCTCTACCACCTGGACGGGAGCCGGGGCGGGGGCCGGAGGAGGCGTGGCTGGAGGCTGAGGTGCCTGAGGAGCCATCAGCATTTCGTGGGGAGCCACGGACGCCTGAGGTGGGATCACGGTGTGCATATCTGCCGACATCATATTGTTCATGGGCTCCTCATATTCGAGATCCGAGATGGGAGTGGAAAAAGCCATGCTACTCATCTGCATCGGTTTATCTTGCTGTTGAGTGTCATTATTTTTTCGCTCCAAAGCAGCCCTTTGTGCTTCGTATCCAGTGTCTCTGTCAGTCTGAGTTCCAGGCTTTGGAACATTCAGACCCGTCCCACCACCATTGTCAGGAATACTTGGGCTGTAGGTCAGAGGCGTACCACCACCTCCACTGGAATTCAAATCGTACATTTCCATTTCTATTATTGAAAAATAATCATTTGAGACGACACTGACGCATCTTATTGATGGCCCGTTGCTGATGCCATCTAACCTGGGTTGGTGCAATATTCAATATCTGTGCAATTTGTTCTACCGATAGTCTGTTTATGTAAAGGTACGATATGATTGCCCTCTCGCCATGAGAAAGACATGCCATGATATCTTCGACCTCCGCGAAAGATTCCGATTCCGATTCCGGTTCGGGGTTGTATACCTCGGCCACCGGTAGGTAGTCCATGGACTTCCTGGTCTTTTGAACATACCTTGACATGTATGACCTTATCCATGGATAAGCGTAGGTTGATAATTTAACTCCCTTGGATGGATCGTACTTGACAATCGCGCGGTGCAGTCCCAACGTCCCCTCCTGAATAAGATCCTTCCTAGAAATACCAGGTCGCTGATATCTGTAGGAAAGTTTATGAACCAACCCAAGATTCTGGTGCATAATCTCAGTCGTGGTCTTCATGTTTTTCTAGTTTCCGCCTTTTTTCTTTAAACGAAGATCGCCTTCCCACCGCGCAGACGAAGCACCAAGTGGAGCGTGGACTCCTTCTGGATGTTGTAGTCCGAAAGGGTCCGACCGTCCTCCAACTGCTTCCCTGCGAAGATCAACCGCTGCTGATCCGGTGGGATTCCTTCCTTGTCTTGAATCTTTGCCTTCACGTTGTCAATGGAATCCGAGGAATCAACCTCTAGCGTAATAGTTTTGCCTGTCAATGTCTTCACGAATATCTGCATCCTTAATATTAATCTCCAGAATTATAAATGATTGGCGTCGTCGCTTTAACTACCTTTTTGGTATTCTTCATTGAAGGGCTCGTGCATTACAATATTGGCAAGAATAAGTTGACCAAGTTACAGTTTCCTCAGGGTCGGGAAATTTTGCAGTGGATCTTCACGCTGACCTTCTTCAGTCTGCTGAACGGCGTCCTGGCATCCTACGCCGAGGAGGTCGTGTAACGTGAACTTCGCATGATCTTCCACAGAATGATGATAAGTATGGTTATAGTAATCATATGAATGATTGCGGTGCAAGTTAAATAGTAGGTCAGATGTAATCTGAGTGGTTTCCACAGACGCGTGTGTATGTCTGGGTGACTGAAAATCATTTCTAGCGCTTGAGTAGTTAAATCCTGTTCCTCCTCCTTGCTCATGGACAAGTTTCTTAAAACCAAAAAAGATAATATCTTTGATAAATGCGAGCCAGGCAAACTATTTCTAGTCAAGGGCTGGTCTACGGCACAAATTTGCAAGACCATTGGTGCGTCGGCGGTCTATGTGGGGACCGACACCCTGCGTTCTCAAAATGTCACCGAGAACTTTTTCGGTTTCATCGGATTCAGCAAGGCTGACATTGTCATGGATGATTCGTCTATGATCAAAAATGAGTTGCCCGGTTGGCGATGGATCCAACAGAATCGGATCAAGATTCACTCGAGAATATTCATACCTTGTGAAAACAACTTGGACACCATTCAAATTCAAGACAAAACCTTGGAACCGGAAAATAACAAAGAGGTCGTGGAAACACTCCACCAGAGAGACCTGTTCAAAACTACCAAGGAAATCATGGACGAAGTTCTAACCACCAAAGGAAAATTCAAGGTGAATGACTATCTCGGTATGCACATGGATGAACCTGGAAATCGCATGGGCATCGTGCAAGAAAATTATGTCCAAGCCAAAGGAATCACCATAGAAGAATCATCCGCGATTGCAGACCACCTCGTCGAAGCAGATTACTGGGATAATATGATGTATTCAACTATGTACAATGAACAAATACACGAACAATTTGTTTTGTCTGCGGTGATAAATCCATGTGCCATCATTCAAAATCGCATCCAAGACAATAAGATGGCGGCAGCCAGAGTGTGGACAAAGGATTTCAATATGCGTCTCAAGAAATCTTTGGAAAAACATTGGGTTCGTTCGGATCCAGATACTATGCAAGTTCTAAGACACAAACCCGAATTCATACCTGAATACTGTACAAACTCAAGTGGCATCCACTTCATCAATCAGACATCATTTGGAACAAAGATAAAGAATGATGTCCTGAAGTCCATCAAAGGTGTCTTAAAGGAGAGAGAGCAAGACTTTTTATAACAAGCATCATGAGGCGCCCCTATGCCAGAGATGACGAGTCCGACGATGGAAGTGATGCTGGGTTTGGTGGCGAGAACTACAACATTGACACCATAGGAAATGATATCCACTTCACAGGTGAAATATCTGATGAATCCATGCACGACCTTATTGTTCAGGTGAAGACTCTGGAAAGGAAACTTCTTAGTGTCAGGGAATACAAACCAAAGATTACTCTTTATGTCAGGAGCGATGGTGGCGACTTCTTTGCTGGTCTGAGTTGCATGGATCACCTCAGGAGACTCAAAATCAAGTTGGTCACAGTCGCGGATGGTTTTTGTGCCAGCGCAGCCACCTTCGTTCTCATGGGTTCCAAGCACCGAAGGATTATGCCTCATGCCCACTTGCTCATCCACCAACTTTCCACAGGCGCCATGGGAAAGTATGAAGAACTCAAGGACGAAATCAAAAATTGTGACAAACTCATGGAGACCCTGCGCAAGATCTATACCCAGTATACACAAATCCCAGAAGACAAATTGAACAAGTTGCTCAAGAAGGACATCTACTTTACCGCCGAAGACTGTGAACGGTGGGGGATTGCCAAAAATAATATGTGATATTTACAAATAAGAACATGAACATGAAGATGCCTAAGTTGTCTCAGCAGGCCATGATCGTCGCCTTCGCTGCCGCCCTCCCGGTGCTGGCCTCGGCGTGGAACATGCGTGTTCTCGATGCCGCCGTCCTGGCTCTGTCAGGGGCGCTCGCCGTCTACAACGTCAACTGCCTCACCGCAGGCAGCTGCAACACCTGGGCTACCGTGGTGTCCGTCTCTTTCTTCCTCATGACGATCCTGCAGCTCATGGCGCCGCGCGAGGGTCTTGAGGGAGAGGAGGAGATGCCCAAGGAGGAGGAGGTGATCGTCACCGACAAGGAGGAGGTCACCGAGGTGCCCGCCGAGGTCGAGGTCGAGGAGAAGCCCGCCGCTCCGGCCGCCGAGCCTGCCCCGATGGAGGCTAAGATGCCCGCCGAGGCCAAGCCTGCCGCTGCCGCCAAGCCCGCTCCCATCATCACCACCGATGAGGAGTTCGAGCTGCTCAAGGCTCAGCTGATGGCGTAAAGTTCACTGCAGCTTCATAGAGATCAATCCCGTGGTCAGCGACCGCACAACAGGCTAGCGAAGACGCCTCGAGCTGCTCGAGGTCAGGCTTGTAGCCGTAGGGACTGGTAATGAAACATCCCTTTACGTGTTTGAATCCCCAAGCACGCAAAGGAACCCGAGGGATAGGATCGTTCACATCCACAAATCGGAAACTGTTGTCGATCACAGCGTCGAAGAGGTTTCGGAAGTGTCCACCTCCAACCCGTGGCGATCCGTAGGTCACGCAGTAAGTCTCCACGTCACCCTCCACATTCTGCTCCACGTCCAGGGCACAGAGCGTAGAAAGTCCGCCACCAAGTGAGTGACCCGTGCAGACCACCTTGGGGTTCGCCATATACCTGATCGTGTCGATGATTAACGTTCGACCACTCATGTACTGACCCAGGAAGCCAGCATGAACCCTGCACTCGTCGGGCAAGAACGGTGTCTTCACCCGAAAGGTCAGAAGGTCCGTGCATACATCATTCAACTGATCCGTCTCGGTGCCACGGAACACCACCCACGTGATACCGTCTTCAGATTTGATGAAACAGTCCAGACCGGTCTCATCACTGCTGATGGGCTGAAAACCATCCCGACACATTTCAGCCTTGTCGTAAGATTTCTTGCAAAGAGATGCACACTTTCTAATGATTTTCCTGGATTCCTCCTTCATCTTTATACTTGGGTGGCATTTTCTTCATCTGAATCTGTCGCCACTTCTGGCTGACGAAGCCCCTGAAGAGTCTGCGCCACCCTCTGCTCCTCGAACGTCGGTGGGAATACCTCGGGTCCGTCCGAAAAGGTCACACTGGACGTCCCAGGCGATGGCGGTGGCACGTCGTAGTTAATGTTCTTGGTGCTGAAGAACCGCGACGCCGCCCTCTTGATTCGCTCCGCGGAACTGACCTGGAACTTCTCATGAGCCTCCTCGCTGAAGGGTGTGATCTCGCGGATGTCAAGAATCTCGGGACGCGCGAAACTGTGTGCCTCCTTGGGAAACCGCTTTTCGAACATCTTCAAAATGTCACCGGGAATAGGCGGACTCTGCTCTATCAGACGGTCCATATCGAGCTTGGTCATATTGATGTACTCGTGCCCCGACATTGACCTCTCCTCGGGTGGCAAACTCAACTCCAGACGCATGTGACGCGACATCTTCCCGTATGTTGCTGCACTCACCCTGTGTGCCTCCATGAGCTCGTTCACTTTGAGGAACTGAGCGATAGTTGTTGCGATCGCTGCAATAAGGTTAAGACCACCAATAATTAGGGGCACGGTTGATTGTGTGTTGGAAGGGAATGTACCCTGGGCAAAATTTGCAGTTCCAGTCACCGTTGAAATGATGATGATTGGAATTGTAAAGCGCATACTCATCTTTTTGTATTTCTGATAGGACGTGAAGTGAAGAAACCGATAGGTCGCAGCGACCTCTCCCCATATTTTGAGGATGCCTGCCTGCTGTGGATGCCAATCTGCTTCACTTACCATCTCTATCATAACTAACTACTTTCTTCTCATCTGCTCCTCTCCCTTGTTCACAGGTCGCTCCACCTGACCGTAACGCGAATCAAGACAGTTCTTCGCGTAGGCTTCCCATCTCTCGGCCCACTTGTATTCACCCTGAGATCGCCAGTGGTTGGCATACTTCTCCGCTTCCTCCGCCTCGCGGATCTTTTGTGGAGTCGGTGGTGTGTATCTTGTCGGGGGTCTTCGCATTTGTCTTCTTTGTCTCCACTTCTTTAAGTGCGTGCTCAATGATATTGTTCTGAATGCACCAACGAACAAAGTTCAATTGACCGATCGTGGTCTTTATGTTCTCGCCGTTCACCATGAAATCGATGCGCTCCGTTCGACAAAAGGGATCGAATAACTTTTTGCTGTAACCTTCCAGCGTCGATTTGTACTCAATGTGCACTGTGAATACGCGCCCAGAAACCTCTTTCTGGTAACTCACGTTGTTCTTTTTTGCGTAGTTAGTCACGAACCACTCAATGGTCCGAAGAGAAATACCGTTGATTCGGTGATTGATTATATCCAGTAATTTTGAACCGTTTTTGGGATCATCGTAAAACCGCTCAAGACTCTGGAGAAGAAGTTTAGAACGTCCTTCCATACTAGTAATTAGATGCGTTTATTCTTTAAGACCCGAACGAAGGCATGACTCGGTTCGGTAAACTGCTCCGTCTCGCGTTGTTGTTTGTCATCTGCTCATAAGCCGTCGGCATCGCATGCTTCTCGCAGTATCCACGAAGGACGGCCGGCGTGGAACACTTCTTTTCGCGATTGTCCAAGTGACAACATGTGTACATGCACTGGTACTTTGCCATCGTCTTGTACATGTCCTGCTTGTAAAGACTTGGATTGTCCATGAGTAACGCTTTTATGGCATTTTCAATACATTGATCTGCATAGATCTTCATCTTGCGATCCACATTCGTTTGTAACGCTGAAAATTCACTTGTCAAGTCCATCTTGTCTTTGTTTGAGTTATTCTTTTAAAAGTTTATCGAGCGTTAGATGTAATACTATGGAACGAGCATGGGAACTGTTCTGGAAGTTGGATCAAAGGGATAAAATGATCCACGTCACCAGTCCATCTGAGTGGGTCGAAAACAAAGACCACTGGACCAAGACCTGGCTCGAATACAAAAATAAGATACCAGGTTTTATGCGACCGTTTATGTTCATGAACCCTTTTTCGTTCTACATGGAATATTGCTATAGGATGGTGTCCGAGTCAAACGAAACTCTTCGAATGCCACTTGTACCTCCGGAGTCTGAGGTACTCTTTGACGGCTGCACCAAAAGTGAGCAAACAGAATCGCGTCCGATACGTCGTGCCATCGAGAACTCGTCTCGGGAATCGTCCCTGGATGACGGTGACGCGCCAGAGCCAGACTTCGTTCCTTTCGGCCCTCATAGTCCAGATGGTTCATCGTGAAGTATGCATGAACCGAGTTAGGGCTCACCAGATGCGCCTTGCGACGATATTTAAACAAAAGCAGCGATTGTATTTCAAGAAGACCGCCTGGTGGCTGCCGTTCTAGCAGGATGACGTCCGCCTTTTCGAAGATCGGATGATACTCCTGTATAAAGTGAGCCACCAGGTCTGCCATCTCATTTGTGTGCGGTATGTCACACTTGTGAAAATCCACCCGCTTGTGAGGCATTTCCGTCAAATCAACCTTGTGCCACTTTTCTAGTTCAGGGAAATGTCGGGGATGCTCGTCCCACCAAAATTCAACCATACCAAGGTTCTTCAACCCAATATCGATGGATACAATGTTCATCCATATTATGTTCTTTAATTTCTTAATTGATAGTAGATGATAAAGGATTTGTTCGAGGAGAAATATGGCATCAGCCTCGGAGAACGACTGGGCACTGAAAGCAGTTACGGCGTTGTCTATGTGATGCCCCAGAAGTCAAGGATCGTCAAGATCTTTTACGCCAAGTCCGATGATCACGCCAACCGTGAAATTGCTATCAGCACCATCATGGGCGAAAACGGTATCGGACCCAAGTTGTACAACGCCGGAAAGATGAAAGAAGACTACTACTACATGGTCATGGAACGCATCTCAGGCGACCTCTTAACGATGCCAAGGTGGATGCGTAAAAAGTACGAACCCCAGATTAACGATCAGATTCGCAAACTCATGACCAAGATGCACAGTCTCGGATTCATCCACGGCGACCTCAAGTGGGACAACATAGGCTACAAAAACATGAAGCAGGCGGCACCAAAGATCTATATCATCGACTTTGGTATCTCCATCAAGTTTCCTAGGGACATCCGAACCAACGTCAATATCACAGAAGGAATTGCCCGCGTCTATCGTGGCGTCGGGTTCAGACCGCGAAACTTTGTCAAGTCCCCGAAAGATCTCAGTGGTGCACTGAAACGCGCCATGGAAGAAATCAGACAGAGCAGCGTCAGACGAACCAAAACCCTGAACGTCGACAACATCATGACCGCTGCACTGAACGTTGTAAACAACAAGCCCTTGAGGGTCAGTATCCCCAAGGATAAGCGCGTCCCAAGTCTCCCATCCAAGAAGAGGATGGCGTTGAGTCCAATTGATCCACCCTACACCGAGATGTTCAATGGAGGACCGCCGGTGGTACGGGTTCCGCCTCCGAGGAATTATGACCCCCTGACCTTGGCGAACGAACTCAATGAAGTGCTTTCGGTTGCACTGGATCCCAACTGGAAACCATCGACGCCCAACAATACATTCGACCCCAACGCCTACCGACCCTACGCGCCACCGACACCACCATTAAAAGAAATGTCAGTCAATAATAAGATGCCCAATGCCGTCGAAGAAATGCTGAAAAATAACACCATGGACGCCAATCAAATTCGCAACGTTGCCAAAAACATTGTGAGTATGAATTCTCTCCCCGAAAACAGCACGATTACAGTTAACATCAATAAAATTAATAATATTAGAAGGTCACCCACAATCCGAAATGATGCGGAACTCCGCGAACTCATGGACGAACTGATGTTTACCTACCTTGCCCTACTGAAACTTTCTTACATCAAATCCAGGAAAGGTAAGTTGTCCGATAAACAAAAAGCAGATCTGGCTATGCTTCGCCGAGGACGCGACATGGTCCGAAAGCGCATCAAACGCCGCTTGGACAAGTACAACATCAAGAACGTTGAAATGTTGTAATTAAAAAGATAACTAAAATTAGTTAATATAATGTTATTTTTAGAAGCATTGACACAAATGAATGATGAATACTTATGTCACAGAAATTCTATGTTGGAAACAATAACATATCCTGCTGTAAACGGTAATCAGTACATGGTGGATAAGGCAAAAATGAAGTGTCTGAATACAATTCTTGGTCACAATGGGAATATAAATCATATCGAGTTGAAAGAAAGTAACATACACGGTCTTGGATTATTTGCAAAGGAGCCAATTAAAAAAGGTGATTTCATAACATTTTATCCAGCAGATATTGTGGCGTATGAACCTGGTAATGGATTTGCAGCAATAGGGTACTCTCAGAGATTTCTAGAACTTCATGATAACCCAGATGAACATATAAAATCTTGTAACAGATACATCGTGACTGTTGATAATTTTTATTCAATAAGCGCCAGCAGAATATTCGATAATGACTTGGCCTACGCCGGTCACTTTATTAATGATGCCTCTTCAAAGAAAATGTTAGAAGAATA